GCATCATTGACAATCTTGAACATAGATGCACCATTAAAAGCCGCAGTTTGCGTATCGAAGCTATTTATGAATCCCTTAGTATTAGCGTCATACTTGACTTGAGTCTCTGCAGTAACGCTACACTCAGCACCACGACTTGCAACTTGATAACCGTTAGTGGACATTCCCGTGAAAACACCGGGGCTTTCAATAGTTGCAGTGAAACTACTCATGACCACGGGTACATCAAATACTTCATGAGCAGATGAAGACGACAATAAAGGGATAGTTGTGTTTGCATAGGCGGTTATTGCATTTGGCACTACTACTGAAGCCAAGTCAGGCTTTCTTCCAGTTTGAAAAGTAGCTGACCACTTATATTGACCGCCATCGCTATTAGCATCTGCCGTGATACTGAATGATGTTACAATACAACCTTCAAATTCCATTGCTTGTTGGTTTGTTACGCCTGATGGTTGGAAGATTACAGTCAAGGATGATGCAGAGTTTGTAGCAGTAGACCCGTATATTTGAGAGACTGGGGTAAAACCAGATGCTACCGCAATTTCATTCGTTATATCATTACATATATTCTTTACTAACAAGAGATGGGCTGCATCATTATGCAATGTTCCAGATAGTGAAAATTCAGCCACTCTCATAATATTATCCTGAAAGAAATCTTCATCTTTGAGAGTCCTTCCAGCACCACTTTTGACATCGAGTTTTTGTGTTACGTTGAGAGATGGAAACCCGATTGAATCCACATCTAGTTGAAGAAAGTCAGCGAGTGCTGTCAGAACAGATGTTCCGGCAGTTGCTTCGTTAAGAATCCCGACTTTCCAATCTTTTGGTGAAAATGCTTGTGCTGCTATAGCCATTACTTATCTCCTTCTTTTTTTGATGGAGATGTTACTATCTCGACCATGTGTTTTATTGATTCTGGGACAGATGATACATTTATCTCTTTCCCTTTATGTAGTTCTTGCCAATCTTCATAGGAAGCCTTACAACTCTTCCAACAATTAGGCAGTTTTGAGCCTTTTGCTTTTAGTTTCACTTTCATATCGTAGTCCTTTTTACTTTAAGATATGTTTCCTAAATACATTCCTCTCCATTCCCATCGGATTACGTTCAATCCATCAATCGCCTCTTCAGCATCTTCTTTTTGGTTGACTCGATTACTATCCAACCTACCGTTAAAAAAGGTATTGTTTTGATTTTGGAAAAAGAGAGCCTCTATGTGTGATACCTGTCGCAAGATATGCTCCCAAGTATCCTTCTTTACTGACTTTTCTTTAAAAGTGTATGATACGTCTAAGATGTATTCTCTTAACTCAGCCGTAGTCATTCTTTCAAGTAAATCACTTCCTACGGGGTTAAGTCTAATAGACTGACTCCCCATATCTTTAAAACTTCCCGTGTAAATAGGGATAGTGCCTGCAAACTCTGTATTCAAGAATGAACGCATAGGATCTAATATCTTTGTCTCCCATATATTCTCAAAAGTAATCATCTGCGAGTCCGTCTAAGAGATGATGGCATTGCATTATCCACTATTTCGGTTTTACTATGTACTTCAATTTCCCATGAATCATTCAAGGTGGCAGTATCTCCTGTGTCTCCAGCAAATCTTATATAAAGACCATTGCCTATTGGTTGGTAATTGCCATTGATATTGTCTGTAAGTGTAGCCGTTTCACTATTATTCATTCTCTCAGCACCTATATTATCGGAATCACCTGCCCAATAAGAATACTTGGCTGTACCCATAACCCCTCCTGTAGAAACCTTGATACCAATCTTATCGTATCTACCAGAGTATGCTCCCATCGTATCAACAATCCTAATACTACCTGATACAGACTTCTCTCGAATAATACCCATTGGGGCATCACCAGTTGTTTGCCAAGATAGTTTAGTAGCACCACTATTCAGAGATAGGATGTTCTTATCAGCTTCATCAAAGAGTGCATCAGCAATTTCGGATGCAGGGTCAGATGCTCTGATTAAGAAACTACAAGCTAATAACGCAGATGACCTAATTATAATGTAATCATAATTACCATCTTGGTCTTTAAATTGTGAACGTGGCAATTTGCCATCAAGTCTTGAATCAAGATACTTGGATGCGTTTGATATAAATCGTGTTCTTATATCTACCCAATCATCGCCTGATTCCATAAGTAAGTCATTTGGGTTAATTGCATCTGTAGCATAGTATAGTACAACATCATCATCACTATTATATAGCCATTGACCATCTTCTACCCAAGTTGCCCCTATATAAATATCAGTTGCTGTAGTATGAGTAGCAGATGTTGTCCCTAAGATTGCACGTTTAACAGTCAATTTATTAGTGGCAATGGATGTAATAAGCATTTTTTCGGTATCAATACGAATTATATCACCTAATGCGAATACGGCACTATCAGTTACATCTATTTGTGATTCAGATATTTCTACGGCTTCATCTGTATTTGCTGTGGAATCAGCGTAGCTTTCCGTAACCATGTGTGGGGATAGGTTGTGACCATTTTTATATAGAACAGTTACAAGTCCAGCATCATAAGCTTCATACAAATAATTACCACCATTACTAAATACTTGTACCCACCCATATATAGGGGTTTTAGTATCAAACTCATCTATTGATGGGAATATGTCTTTTAAATCTCTATTTGTGCAATAACTCATATTAATTCCTATGTTTGGAAGTTAACACCATAATGATTGTTATCCAAGTTTTAATTTACTACTTAATTCTTTTGCTCTATTCGGTGTCTGCTTTGCCCATCTCGAATCTAAGGCTTCATCACCTGCTAATATATAATCACCACTCTTAATGTAGGCAATCATCTTTTTAAACTTAGAAACACCCGTAATGCCTAATTGATAACACATCTCGATAATCACTTCTTGAATACCTGATGGTTGGGAACTAAGCCAGTTAAACCTATTGAAACTATCAAGGATGAGTTTTGTCATCTTACGCTCCAGGATTAAACCTGCCATATCTTCGTCTAATTCGAGGTCTTTTATTGCGAAGCCATACCCAATCGTCTCATACCCTAAAGTGTCCGTATAGACCCCTTTACGGTAGCCCTCATGGTGTTTGATGGACCTAACTAATTCGTTGTAGTTCATTTAAAGGACTTCTCTAATTGGGTTAAGAAGGCATCGTCTAATTTAGTGTCTGTACTCTTGACATACTTTTCAGCAAGATCAAAGAACAGTGCCTTTAGAAAGACTTCACTCATTAAGACTTTAACACCTTTAAATATTAAGACTCGTGTGAATGGAATCCATCCTAAGCCTACAATTGTTACTAATGTTCCACCTACCCAAGGTAGGTACTCTTTAAGCAAATCCATTATATTACCTTTAATGCTATGTTAATTAATATTGGTATAGTAAACATTGCTATACCACCCCATGTCTTAATCATTGTTAACTCTTTTTCGTGTGATGCTACCTGACCATTTAACTTCTCTAAATGAACATCTATCCGTGCAACGTGCTTAAAGATAGTAACCTGTCTCTCATTTAAGGATGTCAGAAGTCTTATGACTTCTTCTCTGTGTGCATCCACTTTACTCATCGCCTTTTACAGTGTGAAATTTATTGCCATTCTTAGGTAGAGACTTCTTGATTACCATTGTTTTTAATCTCTCATTAGGAACTATCATCTTTATGCTCCAGTCTCCAAGGGTATCTTTCATGTAGAATACCGTTTTCCGAAGACCCATTCTAACAATTCGAGCAGGACGCTCATCAACGCCAATATAAACCACATCGTCGGCATTAAAATCATTACCAATGAACACCATAAGACCTTCATACACATTGAGAATAATCCCTTTGAAGATGGAGATGGAGAGGTAGATAGCAGCAACCCACATGAATTGTCCAAAAAGACTCTCAAGTAATGTCTTAACTTCATGCTCATTCAATGGCTACACTCCACGCCTGTATAAGCGTTATCAAACTATCTATTAAGTCAGGTTCACCAAGACATAGAATGGTTAGTATCACTATCCACTTCATATCCCAGTTAATCTTCATCGTTCAGTCCATAACTGCTCATAATTTCATAAATCTCTTCTCTTACTGTACAATAGGCATCTATGTAATTCTCTAATTCTTCACCAGTCTTATCTTCAAGACCTGATTCATACTTTACCTTGTTACGTAGCCATTGTTGAATATCACGCATTGCAAGAGACCACTTATAGCCATTCATAGCCATACGCAAATCGCTTTCTTCATAAAAGAAAAGTTTGCCTACTAAGTTATCTTTCTCAGCGTCCACTACTTCTTCTCTTTAGGTTTCTTGATTAACTCAGGGTATTGCCACTCTGGATTTAGATCGTCTATTACAACTGCGTAACCAGTTTCTTCAATTAGTTTAAATACTAATGATTCTAACTCATTAACACGTTTTTCCAGCTTTGACTTTTTCTCAAACCCTAAATACTTCATACTTCCCCTAAAATCCATGATGCCTTCTTTCGTTTTCCCCATGATATTGGGATGTCGTAGGATGTTGAGACACTATCCATACTAACGGGATGGCATTTAAGGCACATTATTACAATCATAACACCATCCACCATGCACAGGCTGTAGCAATAAATATATCTAAAAATGAATCTTCAGCCCATGCTTTTAACGAACCATAAGGTTGGTAATTCTCAAGTTTCCATTCAATAGCTTCCCATAATAGAGCCATGAAGAGAACAAGCATTATAACATCCATGCCTTCAAATCCGTATAACATGAACACTTTACTTAGAAACAAACCTCCGAGTAAATGCCAAAAACTCCAGACATTTAACTTAGAGTTCACCCACGAGAAATACCGACTTATTTTCATTACTCTACTTCAGCCTCAAGTACTTTAGGTTCAAGAGATGAACTTAGCATATTAATGAATGCTTCTTTACCAACAGCTAACTGGTCAGCCATAAACTGATTCGTATTCTGTTTGTTCTGCAAATCGTTAATATGATTTACCATTGCTCGTTGCTCATCAGTCATATCATCAATGATGTACTCTTTATCATTCAAGTTCAAGACTGGCTTCTTTTCTTTTTTTGTTTTAGCCACTTTTGACTCCTTGTTTGTTAGTTCCCATAATTGGGAAGTTATTGTTTTAATTACGCTTTATACGATTTACCATCTTTAATTGCTTTCTTGGATGCAACCATACTTTCACTGCCCCAATCTTCTTTAGCAACCATTATTTCCAAATGTTCTACATTGCGATTAACACAATCTTGCTTTTCAGCAGATTCTTCACCAGCCATAGAACTTCCAGCTATAATGCCATTAATTAAAGATACGCTATCACCCATTGCCGAGTGGTCTTGTGCGATTTGTGATGCTTCTCTTGTTTCCGCCATGTCATGCTCCTTTTATTGCTGATAATTCAGCGGTTAATTTATCTACTTGTGCGGATAATTCTTGTACTGCATTTACGAGTATCGGTACAAACTTACTATACTTTAATCCGTACATCTTTTCATCATCACTTAATGAAGTAGTGAGATTAGTTTTGTCATCTGCCTTGTATCCATATTCTTCTTCAAGTTTCTCAACATCCTGTGCCAAGAAACCAATATCCAACTGTTTCTCTTTGTGTGTCCCGTCTGGTGCAACACTCTGGTCATCGGAATACTTAGACCTTTTATCCCAACGATAAGTAACAGGTTCTAATTTCTTAACAAAAGCTAAACCCATTGATAGTTCTTCTACGTCGGTTTTATCACGCTTGTCAGATGCAACAGTCCAATCAACTTGGATATGTGCATTGGCTATATTCTCATCACCAAGAACAATGGTATTATCAGCGGTAGAAATTGCACCTCCAGGGCTTCCCGTAATCCCAGCATCACGTCCTAGTAATAAATTATTATCACCAGTTGTTATTGAACTACCAGCACTATTACCAACTGCTGTATTATCATAACCTGTAGTGTTTAGCCCTAATGACCCAGACCCAACAGCCGTATTGGATGTCCCAGTAGTGCTAGCAGCTAGCGAGCCGTAACCAACAGCAGTATTATTAGATGCGGTAGTATTTGCTTCTAAAGCTCCTCTTCCTACAGCCACATTGTAATTACCTGTCGTGTTTGCAATCATAGATGCCGCCCCTACTGATGTATTACGCTCTCCTGTAGTATTCTCTCGCATTGCTTGTTGACCAATGGCTACATTATTAGCTCCAGTAGTATTCAATTTCAAAGTATGATACCCGACACCTACATTTAATGCCCCAGTAGTAGTAGTCAATAAAGAGTTATAACCTACTGCTGTATTGCTAGATGCAGTAGTAGAATTGCCTAATGCATAATATCCAAAAGCAGAATTATTCGAGCCAGTAGTATTGTCTTCTAATGCACTTCTACCCATACCAGTATTGTAGTCACCAGTAGTATTCTTGTAACAAGCTGTTGAACCATAAGCCGTATTTCGAGTGCCAGTTGTATTAAATCGTAAAGCACCTTCACCCATAGCTGTACCACCTTCACCAGTAGTATTGGTAATTAATGTATTAGCTCCCACTGCCGTACAATTAGCACCAGTAGTATTTGCATTTAAAGACAAATAACCTATAGCTGTATTATTGTTTGCTGTAGTAGTTGCAGTACCAGCTGCTTCTCCAAAAAAAGAATTTTTGCTACTACTGCTAGTTAAGGCATCGCCAGCGGTTTTACCAAATACAGTATTTGATGTACCAGCACCACCATCAGCATAGGCAGTACCTACTATAGAAAGGGTGTGGTCAGGACTCGCAGTTCCAATTCCGACATTGCCTGCACCAGTAATTCTCATTCTTTCTTCAACATACCCACCGTTACGAGTGGCAAATAATAAATCCCCGATTTTTGAACCAGTCACATCTAATGCTATTGCTACAGATCCTGCTGAATTAGTTGTTGTTAAATAGTTTGCTGTAAGTCTTAATGCGACCCCGTGCTGAACATTGTCTGCGTTATTGTTTACTAACCCCGAACCTGTCAATCCTGCCGCACCGTAGTTAGTTTGTGGTGACGTTGTTCCGTCATCGATAACAATATCAAGAGCCGTCGCTGGACTCGCAGTTCCAATTCCTACTCGTGTTGTCGAGATTGATAGTGCTGAATCTGTGCCTAATCCATCTTCTATATATTTAGCTGAAGCATCTGCACCTATGCCTTCAGATGTTACCTTTAATAATTGTTTGTATGTTGAAGCAACTGAGTTGCCTGTTAATGTTGCCATGATATGATCCTATTCATTAAAATTTTAACTGATGTTTTCCCAATTTCGGGTCTCGCTTTCCCATGCAGTTGTGATTGATTCCCATATTGATGCTAATGATACACCAGCAAACTCTGTCTTTGCGAAGGCACTTAGAGCCAATGCTATACCCAACCTAATCATGGATTAACCTATGTACGCTATAGCTGAACCGCTTGCTAAAGTAAAAGTAGTCCAATCACCGAAAATAATTAATCCTTTGGGGAATGTATTTGAAGCATCTATCGCATCACCACTACCGCCTGCTGTGCCTATAAATGCGGAACTGCGTGGGGTTAGAGTTGTGAATGTTGAATCTGCTAAAAATTGAATGGCAACGATGTTCCCTGCAACTGCTGATGTGCCGTCTTCAAAGATACATCCACCTTGACCTATACTTGCATTACTAACTTGCTTTACACTATACTTTCCTAAATCAGCCATCTTTTTTCTCCTAAGTTATGGTATCTTACCGAGCTTGACTTTTCTCATGGATACCTTGGTGTGATTGGGGGCAAAAAGCCCCCAACCATTTTTATTCTTTAATGACCTATGCTGGGTTATTAAAGTTTACGATTTGTCCAGCTGCATCAGCTGCGGCTTGTACTAAAGAAGCTCCAAACAACACATCCACAACCACGCTTGTAGCGAGGTGGTCAATGTCGTAGAAACTCTGTACACGAGGTGCAATCTGCATTGCAAAAACAACACTATCTTTAGTGAAGATAGATGCAGTTTCATCACCAGTGCCACCATCGTCATCCCAGTCAACAGAAGCAAATGCGTCCATTCCCATTATTGAACCTTGGCTACCTGTGGCGTGAGCAGATGCTCTACCAGCTTCGTTAGCGAGTGAGAACTCATCTAATGCGAATAGTGAATTGTATGCCGCAGGAGATGCGTATAGGTATGTGTCTGAAGTATAATCAACACCAGCGTTCATTAGAGCTTCAGTACCTGAACGAATCAAAGCAGAAGTGAATGTATTATCAGCCGCCAATGCTACATCGTTAGCAGTAGCCGATTGGATAATGTCCACTGCAAGATAGTTTTCAACTTTCTTAGCAAGAGCATAGCCCATAGACCGTGCATACATATTAAACAAATCAGCACTTTCCTGTACACGAACAACATCATTAATGCGTTTAGCATTATAGAAATGTTGATCTATGGATAGGTCTGTTTTGCCATCGGTTGTGTTAGAGTAAACCACTGCTGTGTCATCCGCTTTTGCGGTAGCAGATTCTTCATCTACTCGTGGAATATGGAGAGTGTCACCGCCACCAGAAAGCATAGATGATACATCAGTTACTTTATCTTTGATGGAAAATTTACGTTCTGCATAATCTAAAATTGCATCAGCCCATAACTCGGGGATGAAATTTGCAGCGGTTGTTGTTGTTACGTTACCTGTAGCCATTTAATGACTCCTATCGTTTATAAGAATCCAATATACTACCCCAGTTACTTCTTTTGTCTTTTATATCCATTTCAGATATTGCCTTTTTACTGATTTTGGGGTTTACTACTCCAACATCATTTGGCAGATTATCTTTCACGGTAAATTCATTAACAACGTTTAGCAAATCGGGTGTTTGTAGATTCTTGAATTTTTCTTGTTTAGCTTCAGAAAGTTTACCCAAGGCATCTGCTCGAATCTTTCCATCTAAGACATCAAACTTATCTTTGAATGGTTTGTAAGAATCAACTTCTTTTTGAAGTTCGGCATTTAGTTCTTGCCATTTCTCACCTTTTTCAAGTTCAGCCTTCTTAGCACCTTCTTCTCGCAATTCAAAGTTCTTTAACTGTTCACGTAATGTATTACGCTCATCAATTACTTTATTCAACCTTGAACGTGGTATATCATTTTCTTCGGGTTGTGTCCCTTCTTCCATTTTTACGTCTGGAATGACTACTTCTACTTCTTCTGACATTTTAACACCTTTTGTGGTTTGAAATTAAACATATTATCCTTGTATTAAGGATGTCGGTAATGTAAGTTAGGAATAGCTATAATGCAAGACCTAAATTACGAATTTAAAAGAAAGTGGTTTGAGTACCTTGGCTACGAGCCTCATCTGGGGCAATTAGCACTCCATTACCCTAAGAAAGCGGATGCCCGTTTTCAAGTGATGGTATGTGGGCGTAGATTTGGTAAAACATGGGCAAGTGCTATGGAAGCCACCTTCGTCGCATCACAACCCAATAAAAGAATATGGGTAGTTGGGATGTCTTACCGTAAAGCAAGACTTATCTTTAGGGAAATATGGCAAAGAATGGTTGTAGGTCATCCTGATGATATTATCCGTTCATCTGAAAAGGATATGTATATTAAGTTTAAATGGGGGACAACCGTTGAAGGTATGTCGGCTGACAATCCTGATTCCTTAGTGGGTGAAGGACTTGACCTTTTGGTTATTGATGAAGTAGCCAAGATGAATAAAAAGATTTGGGATATGTATTTATCCCCAACTGTAGCAGGTAGAAAAGGTAAGGTAATATTTATTACAACTCCCGAAGGTCGGAACTGGATATATGATTTATACAAACTTGGTGCTTCAGACACAGAATGGAATAGTTATTCATCTCCATCATGGATGAATCAACACGAGTTCCCATTAGGTATCCATGACCCTGCACTTATTGAAAGACAACGTAATATGACTAAGGCACTATTCGGACAGGAGTTCGGTGCTGAGTTCTCAGTGTTTGAAGGCAAGGTATGGGATTTCGATAGAACAGAAGATACGGGAGACTTCCCATACGACCCGAACCTTCCTACATATTGCTCAATAGATTTTGGGTATAGAATGCCTGCTGTATTGTTTATGCAAACCCAAGTCATTAATGGGCAAGACCATATTCGTATCTTTGATTCTATACTGCATAAACAAAACATTAAGACAGAAGACTTAATTAAGATGATAAAGACCAAGGGATACCCGATTGTATCGTATTACGGAGATCCAGCAGGAAGTAATGTTCAGGGACAGAGTGGTGCTGCTGATATGGAGATATTCCGTAGGAGTGGTATTCACATTATCTCAACACGAGATAAGGAGAGTCGTAACATTATCAGTAGTGTAGCTTACGCAAGGGGATTCTTTGAGAATGCTTATGGCACTCGTAGGGTTCATGTAGATAAAAGATGCCTTGATGTAATACAAGATTTTGAAGAATACCGCTACCCTGAGTCGGTGGATGGTAAAGCAATAAGAGAAGAACCTACTAAGGATGGACATCACGATCACGGGAACGATGCTTTTCGTTATTTCATTACTAATAGGTTTCCAATGAAAAACAATAAAATGAGAAGGATTCAGAGATGATTCAAACATGGATAAAAGATAAGCTAACAGAAGTCAAGCTAGTAAACGCATCAAAAAAACGTGAAGAGATAAGGAAATACTTAGATTATTATACAGGCACATCGGTGGAACAATACATCGAAGGGTATTTCAATAGTGAAGCTTTTAAGGAGATACCACCATCATTAACCAACTTTACAAGAAAGTTCATTAATAAGATAAGTAGGATATACACATTAGGTGCAAATAGGACAACTGGTGCAACCACAGACCTATATCAGAGCTTAATCCCTACTAAAGATGTAAGGATGAAGCATATCGAAAGAATGACGAGACTTGTAGGTACTGTTGCCAATCGAGTTTACTGGCAAGATGGAAGATTTGAATACCGTCCTATATATTACTTTGAAACCTACTTCGGGGATAACCCATTTAAGCCAGAAGCTATCATCTATCCCCTGTTAAACAATTCATCTGACCTATCTGATACATTAGGATTACAATGGGCATATTGGGATGCGGATGTATATGCTGTTCTTGATGGAGATGGTAAAGTTATTAAGGAATCTGAGAATACCTACGGTGTACTACCATTTGTGTTCACACATAGGGAAGACCAGATTGATTCTTTCTATGTTGAAGGTGCAAGTGATATAATTAACTGTAATGAGCAGATTAACATTGGGCTAACAGAGATGAACCTTGGACTACGCTTTAATATGTTCGGTCAACCTTGGGTTAAGGGTTTAATGGCAGACCAAAGTATGTTGCGTTCAGGTTCTGATACTATTCTCGATATGGGTGATACGGGTGAATTTAATATTACAAGTCCAAGTGGGAATATAGCGGATGCCATCAATCATATTAAGTTCCAGATTGAGCTTGTTGCATCAAATAACCACCTATGGATTCAATGGGCAGAATCAGGCGGTGAAGTACCATCTGGCATATCGCTAATGATTAAAGATATGGAACGTAAAGAAGATTACTATGATGATATAGCGTTATGGAGATTGTATGAGCGTGACTTCTACGATGTTGAAAAGGTCATTGCAGGATATAACGATATTCAACTATCAGATGAGTTTGGTATTGATTTTGAAGAAGTCGAATACCCAACAACGGTACAAGACCAAATCCTAAAAGATGAATTTGACCTATTGCATAATCTTACAACTAATGCTAAAATGATGGTACGAGATAACAAAGATTTGACCGAAGTAGAGGCT